CCGCGGGGGTGATCCCTCGGGATCTCCACATGAGCTCACCTAAGAGCTCCCTCCCCATTAAAACGGAGAGGACCACCGAAGCTTGAGGTACAGGGCTTCGGGCCTGCCAGCATTCTCAAGGTGACCGTTCTCTAGAGGTTCAAATTCTCCTCTAGCGATCAAGAACTTGAGAAGGGCCGCTTCTCCATCCAAAGGATCGGATGGCGAGACGGACTTAACCACATACCCGCGCACTAGCGGGGCATGGGTGTCCGGATCGGCTGCCTGAGCTTGCCAGCTCAGAAAGCTTTCACGGCCCAACACAGGAGAGTTATCTCCCACCACAGGGTAGTGCCGAAGCACATCCTGGATGAGGATATCCAGGTACTTCGCCGTCTGCCACAACCCCCTCTTGAAAAGGAGATTGCGAAAGGCAACAAAAGATACCATCTCACTGGCATGCTGCGTGCTCGTGGGGATAAGTCTACGCAAACGGATTGGAGTAACATCCTCCCCGGCGTAGTAATCCCCGCCACATGACTCACGAAAGTTTCCTTCCGCGAAGCTTTTGCGGACGTTGACTCGAAACCCAAAAGTCTCGAGCCTCGTACGAACACAGGCAGCAAATTCCACGGGGACAATGATGTCATCCCCGTAGACACGCACCTGACCCACATACCTCTGGATGAGGCCGCGGGTCAATGGTTGCTTGAGCTCCAGTGCTATTGCGTCAAAGATGATCGTCGTGAAGACGAACGCCTCGAACGGGAAGCACAGAGCTGAACCCATGGACGCGAACTTGGCTAGGCGTTGTACGCCATGACCAGGAACGTCAGCCTTGCGCGAGCGTGATGCGTCCACAGCCTCCCCTAGAGAGGGAAAGTTGTGAAGCATAGTTCGCACCAGCTGATTCGAGACACGATCAGAAGCTTCGCTCAAATCGAGCGTAGCCAGGCTTCCATCAATGGAGCCTTTCCGAGCCATCGCCTTGTTAGGCTCTTGATCTCGGAATCCGATCAAGTTCCGCAGGAGATTATCCTTGTGGAACTCGCGCATCAATACCCTGAGGACCCCTTGCTGCATATACTGCATGCAGGCGGGCTCGATGGCGATGATGCGAGGTGTCTTGAGCGTCTTTGGGACGGAGACCACCCTCACGGGGATCTCGTCCTTGGGTTCGAGGAACTCAACTCGGTCAAGGAGGCTGTTATACCTCCAGGATGGTATAGCGTGATCTCCGAAAGGAAACACGCGCTCCAACCGGGTGGTCCAGAGCGCCTGGGCGAACTTTTGGTTCGCAGTCAGGCGTTCAGCGGTTACACCTGGTCCATGCCGTGGAACAACCTCACCGTCGTAGACATGCTTGTCTGCTTGGGTGAATAGTCCCGCGAACAGCACAGAGGAGGCCTTGGCAAACCTAGCCAGGTCCTCCTCGAGGAAGACGTGCTGTTTGAGTTCCTTCTCACACTCGACAAACTGATCAAACGCACGTGAGATACGGCGTTCGGTGCAGTCTAACTCAATCTTCGCCATCATCAGCGTCAGCTGACGGATAGCAAAGACTGCGTCGACGTTTGGTTTGTCAAGCAAGCGAGAACCATCTTGAGTGAACACTTGACCCAGGAAACCTGACAGAAATGCCGGGAGACCTGCTCGTCGCCGAAATCCGACGAACGAGTTGGGGTCGACATAGCCTTGAGCCAGACTTTTTTGGAAGTCCGACCCAAAGTTAGCCAGGGTAATCGTTAGAAACGATATCCCTTCAGTGTCCACTCGCCTCGCGACGGTCTCAATGTCGCGAGTAGCGCTTGTGCTGCACCAACTGGCCAGTTCTTCGGCCAGCATGTTCCAGAGCACCATCAGGCTTTTCATCCGTCCTCCTAATAGAGTGGCGGAGTCCATAGCCTCGGTATCTGATCTTGTCCAGCTGCTCTCTTATTAGGAGAGTAGCCTCGAGCACCATGAGAGCGCGCAAGAGAGCGCGATCCCGGATGCCCAACTGAGAGGGGGGCATCGAGGTATAAAACCTCGACGCCTCTTCATCAGTTCTCGCCACCAAGAAGCTTGGTGATGGCGGCACCCGAACTGGCACCAAGGGACGCAACAAAACCGTCCCAAACTGCCTTCGCCTCCGCCACGGTATAACCCGTGACCGGAGTATCGAAAACCACGTAAGTGGTCATCGAATGCTTGATATTCGCCGATGAAATCAGCGGATCAGGCGCGATCTTCGAGTGCTCCAGACGGATGGTCCGACGGGTCCGCTTCCCATACTGATGGGAAACGGACATCCGCACGGTGCCATCGTTCGTCTGGAAGGAGCCGGTGTTCTCACCGGAGGAAACTCGCGGAAGCGAGAGGGCCGTACCAGAAATGGTAACAGCCTGAGGATCAGAAAATGCCACGAGGCGGCACTCCTATCTTGTGAGTGGTGTCGTCTAACTGGTTGCTAGA